GTCAGAGCCTACGGCCCACATCTTGACAACGGTGATACACTCACGTCATGAGTGCAGCCACAGAGATCCGCGAACGCTACGCCGACATCATCGCTCAAGCCGAACGCCAAGCCCGCGCCGACGCCGGCCGAATCTGTGCGCTCTGCACCGGAGATCACCGCACCAGCGAATGCGAGACCGGCAAGTTCTACGTGTACCAGTGCGAGCACAGCTACGTCTCGCCCCCACCGCACAGGCTTCGACCGGTCCGCCAGGACATGGTCGAGCTGATCGCCTTGATCTACGAAGCTTTGGAGACGCGATGACGAAGATGCAGTTCGAGCCCTACGAGCCGGAACTCGGCCCACCCAAGCCGCACGAATGTCTTGACGGGTTCCTCAGCCATACCTGGCAGATGGCGATCGAAGAAGGGCAAGTCTCCCTGTTCACCGACTGCCATCTGTGCAGCGAAGGCATCTGGCACTGGGTGACCTCCGATGAACTGGCACTGGATGCGATCCCCGTCCTTCTCACCCCTCACGTCGAGGGCCAGGGTTCCGATGGCGTCTACACCTGGATCGAACTCACACCGGTCACTTGACCCAGAGCGCCTGATACGGCTCGACGAAGTTCTCAAGAATCTCCGGTGACAGCTCCCGGTAGCCGAGAAACACTGCCCGCAGCCGTCGTGCTGCCCCGAGATCGAACGGCGTCGAATCTTCCACCCACCGCTCCCAAGCGGTCTTGCCCATCAACGTCTGAGCATGGTCGAGCAGTTCCCCGAGCCGTAGCGCTTCCCGGTTGACGGTCGCGTACACCTCACCGGAGATCTGCTCCGGGCTCAAGAGCACTGGTGTACCATCCGGCAGGTGAGCGTCCACGAAGTCCAAGGGTACGTCCTATGCGCCCGCTGCCGTGACTCTCTCGTCATCGAGCCGGTCGCCAACCGCACCGGAGGGATCTGCACCACCTGCCTTGCTGAACGCGGCAGCCCGCTCAAAGAGATCGAAGTCGAAGCACGCGGCGCACGCTTCCAGATCCCGCTCGGTCGCCCCAAGCGCGCACCGCGCAGGAAATCGCCCGAAGCCAAAGCCCGCGAGCGCGTCGTCGACAAATGCAAAGAGCGGGCGATGAAGCGCCTCCGCGCCATCTTCCCCGACCTCTACGACATCCTCCTCGCCGAAGAACGCGCCGCGGTCGGACTCGACCCCTGGCCGCTCGGCTCAGCCCTCCGCCACGGCCCGGACCCTGACGGGAGCCAGACTGAAGCGTTCGCCGTGCTCTACCATGCCCTCCAGGACCGAGGAGTAGACGCGTGACCGCACTGAAGACGTACACCCCACCGCTGCCGTCATCGGCCGCATCACATTCCGAACTGTTCGCCCAACGCCCCATCAACATCTCGAACGCCGAAGACCGGGGATATCTCGCCGGAACCGTCGGCATGGGCAAGGCGGTCAGCGACGATTCATGGAAGAACTACAACCGGATCGGCGAAGTCCGCTACGCCATCTCCCGTTCGGCGCGCATCGCCGGCTACGGCCAGCTTCGCGGCGAATACATGAGCCGCACCGGAGAAGTGGAGACCGTCGCCGAGAAGGGCATCGTCGCTGACATCGTCGCCGAGATGTACGGCAAGTTCGGTGGCACTCGCGGCCTCATCGAACGTTTCTACACCCTCATGAAACTCCCCGCCGAGGCATACCCGATCTGGGTGCGCGAGAACGGCGTCGTGGACGGTATGTGGTTCCTGTCGCCTCACGAGATCGACTCGTCTTCGGTGATCGGCGGCAAAGTCGACGTCTCCAAGCCGGTCAAGTGGATCACCGGCCGCTACCAAGATCCCAACAGCGGCTCCCAGAACTTCTACCGCACCGTCAACGCCGAAGACTTCATGGGCCGCATCTGGAACCCGTCGAAGCAGTACACCGACGAAGCCGACACTCCAATGACGGCGATCAACGTATGGTGCGAAATGCTCGACACTCTCACCCAGTCGATCATGGGTCGTCTACGCCAACGCTTCGCGCTTGCTGGCCTTCTGCTGGTTCCCAACGAGATCTCCGACGCCGCGATCAACGGCCCTGCCACCCCCGGCCAGTACTCGAACGACAAGGTGATGAACTACCTCATCACCATCATGACCCGCAACGTCACCATGCACGACCAGGGGATGTCGCAGATCCCCGCCGTCCTCAAGGGCCCCGCCGACGCGCTTGACAAGGTGCGTCACATCATCCTTGACACCCAGATCGCCGAGACGGATATCAAGATTCGCGCCGAGTTGATCAACCGCATCATGGACAGCCTTGACCAGCAGAAGGCGGCGACCAATGGCGGCGAAGGCACCTCGCACTGGGGGATGTGGGCAGTCTCCGACGAGGAGCGGCGCATCACCGTCCAGCCCGACCTCGAATCCATGTGCTTCGGTCTGACGAAGATGATCCTGTGGAAGCGGCTTTCCGAGCGCGGCTGGGATCCCGCCAAGATCCGCCGTTGGCGCGTCGGCTACGACCTGTCACAGGCTGCCGTCAAGACCAACGTCGCCGAGGACGCCCGTCAAGCCCATGACCGCGGCCTCGTCAATGGCGACTTTCTGCGCCGCTCGATCGGCGCCACCGACAACGACAAGATGTCCAACGAGGAGTACACCCGTTGGGTCGGCGTCAAACTTCAAGATCCGGTCATGGCGTGCTACGGCTTGCAGGGCATTGAGGTAGAGGCCATGCCTGTGCGAGCATCTACGTCAACACCAGGCCCCAGCGCCGACTCACCCGGCGACCCGACCAAGGTCGCTCCGGGCGTCGGGCAGCCGGGATCCCCGAGTTCTCGCGACAGCGATGCTCCGAAAGCAGAGGAACCAGGATGATGAAGAGAGTGGTCACGTTCGGCCGGCAGCCAGACAAGCCGAAGCACAACTTCGCGGAGGTCGTCTTCCCCGAGCTGGCGAAACTTGACGCCGGCACCAAGGAAGGGATCGTGTCGCGCATCTTGTCCTCGGACGGCGGCGACACCCGCTCCCTGCCGCGCACCATCTACTTCCAGAAGCAGCAAGCCGACGGCCACTCCACTGCCGTTGCGGTCGGCGCGATTCACGAGGTCACCATCGACGGCGAAGCCGGGCTCGCCTCTGGTCGCGGATGGCTGCTCGATTCCGAAGACGGCCGCGACGCCGCCCTCCACATCGCTGGGCAGGCGCTGTTCCACAACTCCGTCGACCTCGCAGAGGTGAAGGTCGAGATCACCGAGCACGGCGACTTCTGGGAAGACGACTTCAGTGTGGACGTCCTGTTCACCGAATGGAAGATCGGTGCCACCACCCTCGTTGGCAAACCCGCCTTCGCTGACGCTCACGCGATCACCGAGATCGAGCTGACCGCCGCGATCGAATCCGGCCCACTCACCGTCGACTGCCCTTCAGTCCAACGCGTCCTCGTCACCGAAACCGACGAAGAGGTTCTCGCGTCCGCAGCCGGCCTCCCGTCATGGGACAGCTTCCATCGCCCCGAGCCGAAGGACCACCACAAGATCATCGTCGGCGAACCCGACGAGAACGGCTGGATCCCGGTCTACGGCCATCTGTCGCTGTGGAACACCTGCCATGACGGCATCGAAGGCCGCTGCACGATCACCCCGCGGCCACGCGACAACTATGCCTCGTTCAACAAGCCATCCGTTCTCACCGACAGGGGACAGGTCGAGGCCGGGCCGATCGCGCTGTACGGCGGACACATCCCGCTCCACAAAGCAGCCGACGACCCGGCCAACGCCTGGTGCGACGTCCGTGTCATCGCGGGCGTGCATGGCCCGTGGCTGTCAGGTGTCGTCCGCCCAGGTGTCGCCGAAGACGACGCCAAGGTGTACGTCGCACGCGCCTCGCGCATTTCCGGCCACTGGAAGGGCGACCGTCTCAAGATGATCGTGTGCTGCAACGCCGAAGGCTTCGACGTCCCCGGCTCCGGCTTCTCCACGAACGCCGACGGCGAGATCCTCGAACTCATCGCCTCCTACCCGGGATGCGCCGAGCCCGTCCCTGAGCCCACCGTCGAGTCCGCCGTGGTCTCCACGTCGAACGGGACATTCACCGCGACGAACGTCCCGTCGTATCTGAAGACGATGGACCCCCTGACCTCCGAGCAGCAGACCCACCTCTTGGACTGGGTCCGTTCGACGTCAGCGAACAGCTACTCCATCACGACGGCGACGATCACCGAGATCGAAGTCGACGAGGACGAACTCAGCACCAGCTTCGACGCCGACATCGAGCGCCAGCGCAGAGTCCGGCAGCTCGCCCTACTTGAGCAAGGCAGTTCCGTCCTGCCATAGAGGTCGCGTCCGCCGCCGACCCATAGCTCAAGCGAACGCCCCTGAGTCCTCGCCTCGGGGGCGTTCACATTTCACGGGGGAGCCACTTGACTATCCGCTACCCATCAATGCGAGCATGTCGTCGTATTCCCACGTTGATTTGACGCACCACCAGGAGGCGGCGCATGAAGTGGACCAAGATCCCAGAGACCCTCGCAGGTCTCAATGCCGAGCAGCTTCGCGAACTTGCCGTCGCGCTCCGCGCTGACCTCGATGCCAACTTGGCAGTCGCGGCGACGCCCGAGGACTTCGCCGAGTACGACTCGTACGCGGCGCGGTTCGCTCGCATCGAAGCGATGGCTCAGACGGCGCTCGCCGGCGAGGCCGCAACAGCCGAAGCAGAGCAGGTAGCCGCTGAAGCCGCAGCGACGGAAGCCGCCGCAGCCGAAGCCGCCGCAGCCGAGCCCGAGCCCGAGGTCGGCGAGGACGAGGCTGTGGAGCCCGAGGTCGTCGCATCGACCCCGGTGGTCACCACGACCGAGGTCGCCACGGTTGCAGAGGTCGCGGTTCCGACCCGCCCGAGCGGCTCGGGATGGTACGCCACCCCCGACGGCGCCAACGCCATCGCCCAGGAGACCGGCTACCAGTTCGGCTCGATGACCGAACTCGCCGAGGCCGTCAGGCTCCGGGCCGACTCCATCCAGTCCGGCTCGGACGTCAAGCACGTCATCGCCCAACAGCGCGGCAACTTCTCCGAGAGCCAAGACCTGTCCAACGACGTGGTCTTCAACCTCCAGAAGTTGCAGGACCAAGAGGAACTGACGGCCGCCATGTGCGCCCCGCTCACCCCCCTCTACGATCTGTCGTGTGCGAACACGATGCGCCGCCCCGTCGCCAACGGCCTCCCGCAGTTCCGCCTCCGGGCCGATCGCGGTGGCTTCACCGTCTACCCGTCGCCGTCACTGTCCGACATCACCACCGGCTACGGCCAGTGGACGTCGAGCGATGACTCCGACGTCGACGCGCTGAAGACCTGCCAGACGATCACCTGCTCGTCCCCCGTCGAGTACGAGATCTACGGTGTGTACCGCTGCTTGACCGTCAAGCATCTGGTCCAGATGACGTTCCCCGAGATCGTTGAGGCATACCTCAACCGTCTCGGCGCCGCCTGGGCCCGCTACGCCGAGACCCTCCTGTTGGAGGCGATGGGCAACGGCTCGACGCAGCTCGCGACCGCCGACCTCGGCTACGGCGGCACGCAAACCGTCCTGTCAACGGTCCTCAACTACCTCGGCCTCTATCAAGAGATCGAGCGTTGGGACAACGGCATCATGGATGCGTGGATGCCCCGTTGGGTCCTGTACGCCATCAAGACCGACCTGATGCGCCGCCGCCGCACCGATGGCGGCGTCCAGTTGGTCCCGTCCGATGAGTCGATCAACGCGTTGTTCCGCAACGCCGGCGTCGAGCCTCACTGGTTCATGGACCGTCCGTCGTGGGCCACCCCGGTTCCCGGCATCGCCGTCAACGGTGTCCTGAACTTCTTCCCACGGTCGGTCGAGATCCTCGTCCACCCGAGGGGCAAGTTCGCTCTGATGGATCGGGGCAACCTGAACATCGGTGTCACCGGCAACAACCAGTACCGGGTCGACGACGACCTGCTTCGGAACCAGTTCCGGTTCTTCTTCGAGTCGTTCGAGGGTGTCATCAACACGAACACCTGCCCGGCGCACATCTTGCAGATCGACACGACCTGCTGGAACGGCGTCCAGATCGACGACCAGGTGATGGGCTGCGCCGGCGAAGACGTCATCGGCGTCGGTTCCTGACCTACTCCAACTCAACTAGCATGAGGCCCGGCTCGGTGAACACCGGGTCGGGCCTCTTTCATTCTCAGGAGCTGACATGGCCGTAACCGGCATCGAGAAGGACATCAATCTTCCCGGCCCGATGGGACGGGAACGCGGGACGCTGCTGTCTGCGATGCAGCCGATCCCACCCGACGAACTCGTCGCCCGCAACGTGACGCGCGGCTGGTTCGGTGTCGAATGGTTGCCGTGGGGCACCGGGAACATCTCGGTCGATGCGATCGACTGCGATGTCGTCTACGACTTCTCCGCCCGCGAACTCCCCGACCTCCTGGTGCAACCCGCATTCCTGATGTGGGACGCCCTGAAGTGCTCGACGCTGTCCAGTGAGTCCGAATGGCTTCGCGGCCGTGTCGTGGACAACCTGAACGTCTACGCCTCCGCTGCGTTCGCTGCCGAGCTGTCAACCGGGACTGCCTCGGGCGGTCTGGCGATCTCCGGTGACGCGACGTACACGCCGACGATCATCTCGGCGACTGCGGTCGACGTCGGCCGGGGCATCGCCGAACTCGAAGACCATCTGGCCGATGTGCTCCACGGCGCGATCGGCATGATCCACCTCACCCCGGGCCTGCTGGCGCTCGCCGTCGGTGACGGCTATGTGGAGTGGCGCGACGGCCAGTACCGCACCCCGTCGGGTCATGTCGTGGTCGGTGACGCCGGTTTCGATGGCACCGCGACCCCGTTCGGCTCGACCGCCGCCACATCGGCGCAAGCCTGGATCTACGCCACTTCGATGGTGTGGTACGCGATCTCCGGGATCAACACGACCGACATCTTGACTGACGACCAGCATGACACCGACATTCTCCACAACCTGAACCGCCCGATCGCCAAGCGCTACGGCCTGCTCACCTGGGATCCATCGGCGACAGGCGCGATCAAGGTCACGTTCGCTGCGTCGGGGGGCGGCGCGACGACCCCGTTGACGATCTGGGGGTACGCCCCCGCTGTTGGCGCAATCGCCGCAGCTGAGGCGTTCCAGGGAGTCTCGCTCTACAACTCGCACGCGACCGACGCCGTCCTGATCTACGTCCGATACGGCAATGGTGGTGCTTCCACTCCCTACGCTCCCATCGCGATCGCCGCCGGCGAATCCGTGAACTGGTTCCTTGACCCGAGCGCCGGGATTCCGGTCGGCGCTAGCGGAGTGTACGTCACCGACGAGAGCGTCGGAGCGGCGGCCATCACTGATCTCGTGGGAGTCATCTACACCGGAGCTGCATGACATGGAGGCAACGGTTTCGGGGCTACTGCAAGGGTCTAGCGGGACCGGTCTGCGTCCCGGCTCGCAAGGTTCTGGGCTAGCTGTGGTGCAGCCGGTGGATTGGCACACACTGTTCTGGGCCGGTGGCCCGCTGATGCAAGCCGAGGGGTATGCGTCAAGTGATCCGATCACTTCCTGGCCGAACGAAACTGGCGAGTCGAGCTACACGACCGCTGTCGGCCCGCCAACGTACCAGACCGGGCAGTTCGGAATCTGGGGGAAGCCCTGCATCCAGTTCCTCGGTTCTGCCTATCTGCGGACCCCTGCATTTCTGGTGAACCCGACGTACCCGATCACCCGGATCATGGTCGTCGATATAGCCGCAACGCCTACCGGCGAGGACTTCCTCACTGACGGAATCACGAACACCGGGCGCAACCGGATCATGCAGTCCTCCAGTATGGGCGGTTCGTGGTCGATCGGGGCCAGCAGTGGATCGTCGGCGGCCGGGGTCGGGCCGTTCACGGGGTCGTTCGGAGTTCGCGCGGTATTTGACGGGTCGACTGGGCCGGACACGCTCTACTTGAACGGGGCGTACAAGGTCGGTGCCACCGACAGCGGCTCAGAAACACTCACCGGGCTCACGCTCGCCGCCGACTACGCGGGAGCGAACAACTTCAGCAACTTCAAGGTCGCCTTCGACGCAATCTACGAGGGGGACATCATCACCGATCCCGGTTGGCCAGACCTCCAGGCGTGGATTCTCGACCAGTACAATGTGGTGATTTGACATGAAGGCAACGGTTTCGGGGCTACTGCAAGGGTCGCACGGGACCGGGCTGCGTCCCGGCTCCCAAGGCTCCGGGCTCGTTCCGAGTGCGGGAGGCGGCGCGCCCATCTGGGTTGGGGAGGCACTCGGGGCGTCGTCCAGCGCCACGGCACTGTCGGTGAATCTTGGTGCGTTCTCTGCGGGCCAGTTCGCTGTTGTCTGGTGCATGTACAAGACGACTGGCACTTGGCCTGCGAAGACTGGGTGGACGCTTACGACTGGCACCACGGTAGACAACCGTGCGTACGGCATCTACTCTAAGGTGCTTGAGGCTGGGGACATTGGCGTGGTGCCGTTCCCAGGATTCTCGTTGCAGCGGGTGGCGAACGCTCAGGTGTTCAGTGGTGCGACTGGATGGTCGAACAGGAACGCTGGCACTTCGTCGTACAACGTCACCTGGGCGGCGGGCAACCTTGCTGCCGCTGCGTTGGCTGTTCCTGCGGCGGCGATCGTGTTCTCGATCCGTACGGTGCGGTCGAGCCACTCCCTCCACGCCACGTTGCATCAGGGCTTCACGCCTGGCACTGCGATATCGTCGGGTTCGGACGGCAACGCCGCCTGCATCTCTGTGCTGGGTGCGCACCTGGATGTCGCTGATCCTTCTGGCGGTCAGACGGGGCCATCCTTCTCTGCGGCGACGCTCGCTCAGTCGTCTGCTGACATGTTCTGGGTGACGTGAGGGGGCTGGTAACGCTCCAACACCGAGCGTGTGATACACTTGCGTCATGCACGTCGTCCAGCTCGGAAACCGGGTCCCGCCTTTCAGCACAGAGAACGACCTCCATCACGCGATGGTCGAAGGCAACGGCTGGGACGTCCGCTTCATCCAAGAAGGCGACAGCACGGCCTTGCTCCAGTTCATCACCGACCTCCAAGCCGGGTTCGAGCGGCCCGACTTCATCTTGTGGACCTCGACTCGCGACCTCGCCAACCAGTGGGGTCACGAACTCCAATGGAAGCTGCTCGCCGAAGCCCGCCGCCACAACATCCCCGTCGTCGCTTACCACCTCGACAGATGGATGGGGCTGAAACGCCAGAACGCGATGCCCACCGAACCGTACTTCCGGGTCGATCTGCTCGCCACCGCCGACGGCGCCCATCAAGACGAATGGGCCAAAGCCGACGTCAACCATCACTGGATGCTCCCCGGCGTCTCCGAGCGCTGGTGCCAGCCCGGCACGTACCGCGAAGAACTGGCGACCGACATCGTGTTCGTCGGCTCCTGGCAGGACTATGGTCATCGTGAATGGCGCCATCGTGGTGAACTCGTCGCCTGGCTCCAGAAGACCTACGGGGATCGGGTCGCGTTCTACCCGAAGCAAGGCGAGCACGCTGTCCGCGGCCTGGAGTTAAACGACGTGTACTGGTCAGCGAAGGTTGTCGTCGGCGACTCGTGTCTCGCCCCCAAAGTCGACGGTTCTCCGATGACCAACTACTGCTCGGACCGCGTCCCCGAGACCCTCGGCCGCGGCGGCTACCTCCTGCACCCGTCAGTGGAAGGCATCAACGACTTCCACGATCCGTTCTGGGATGCTGATTGCTTGTGTGATTGGTGGGAGATGGGCGACTGGGGCCAGCTCCGAACTCGGATCGACACCGAACTCAGCACAGGTGATTTCAGTTCCTCCGAGGAGCGCCTGCGTCGGATCGAACTCATCCGCGAGAACCACACCTACACGGTGCGGATGCGACAGCTTGCCGAACTGCTCATCGACAAAGGGATGCTGCCATGACTGGCGAGATGTGGGTCATCGAATCCGGGGACTACTCGTACTATCAAGTTCGAGCAATCTGCGCGACAGAGGAGGAGGCCCGAGCCGCCTGCGAGCGAGCAAACAGAATGCTGGAGGGCTCCCACGAAGATCGCTGGGAGTGCTCTCCCCGTCCGATCATTGAAGCCGAGGATGTGTCCTTGCTGCATTGGGCGCAAGCGCGAGCCGACGGGACCCACATCTCTGGGTACACCAGAGTCGGTTTCCGCCAAGACGAAGGGGTTGTGGCGTGGGATTCGTCCGGGGCGTGGGTCACCACTGAGGCTTCGACGCCGGAGCGTGCCGCCAAGATCGCACAGGATCGTCAGGCCCAACTCAAAGCGGAAGCGATGTTGCCATGACCGGTGGAATGACCGACTGGCCGGAGATCACCTGCCAGCGAGGCCACGACCATCACGAGACGCGAGAGTTCACCATCGTGTTCAGCGGCCCCACCGCGTACCGCGACCTCCCATCCATACCGCGGCGCTTCTCCGACACCTTCGAGATGGAGGTGTGGGACACGGAGAAGTACCCGGTCGACGGGGGGCCGTGGTGCCCGGCCCATGACGCCGTGTCCGAGACGCTCCTCTCCCTCGGCGTCTGGGATCCAGCCGAGACAATCCTGATGCTGGAGGCGTTCCGGTACTGCGACACGTTCATCGACATCGGCGCCCAGCTCGGCTGGTACTCGATCCTTGCGCTGCGCTCCCAGATGAACGTAGTCGCGTTCGAGGCCGACCCGATCGTCTGCGACGTGCTGGAACGAAACATGGCTCGCCACGCTGAGTTTCTCGGGCACTACTCGGTGCAGGCCGAGCGGGTTGGGCCGCACTCCTCGATCCCATTCCCAGAGACGGACGACCGGCTCGTGGTGAAGATCGACATCGAAGGAGCGGAAGCCGACGCGGTCAAGATGCTGGAGCCGTTGATGCCACAGATCGACTTCATGCTGATCGAAATCTCCCCGTGCTTCAACGACACCTACCCCGACTTGGTCATCGACCTGATCCGGCGTGGCTTCAACGCCTACCTCGTCCCGCAGAAATCCATTCCTCCGGCACGCCTTGAAATCCTCCCCGACGACCTCGTCGACTGGGACATCGGATCAAACTTCGACGACATCAAGAAACTCGTCGCCTCCTGGGATCAGAGAAATCTCCTGTTCGTTCGGGATGGCGCGTGGTGAGCGCCTCCGAACGGTTCTGGTGGGACAGCCTGGAAGGCAATGAGATCGACGACAACACGGCGGGATATCCGCCGTACGACGTTACCCAAACCGCCAGCTTCATCCTTGACGCGATCCGTCCGATCTCTGGATTCGCGCGGCTTCTCGACCTCGGCTGCGGGAAGGGGAGGCTCACAGCCGAGGTCGCTCAACATGTTCCATCCGAGGTAGAAATCGTCGGCGTCGACATCTCACCCAAGATGATCGACCTGGCGAAACGCTGGCCGGACAGGAACGTCCTCTACCGCGTCGGCGACGGCCGGAACCTGCCGGAGCGTTGCGGCATGTTCGACGGCGCGTGGTCGGTCGCGATGTTCCAACACATTCCTCATGAAGCGAAACTGGGCTACCTGTTCGAGGTGTGCGATCATCTTCGGTCCGGTGCCACATTCGTGTTCACCGTCGCCGTCGGCGACGAGGACATGTTCCTGAACCACCAACTCACCGAAGACGATCTCACCGAACTGATCTCCTGGATGTCGGTACTCTTCGACCGCATTGTCGAGCATCCGGTCGACGAGAACGGCTGGACGTGGATCGAGGCAACCAAATGACACCCGTCACCATCAACCAACGCTGGACCCTCCTGCTCCCCGAGCACCGCGACCGCGGCGAATGGTGGGACAACTGGGAGAAGGAGCGCCTCGCCTCCATGAGCGACCAGCTCACCCCACTCCTCGGAGAGGTCGTCTACTACGCCGGCGCAGAGCAGGGCGACATGCCCGCACTGCTCACCTCATGGGGATGCGACACCGTCCTCGTCGAACCGGTAGCCAGAGTCTGGCCGAACATGCGCGCCATCTACGAAGCGAACAACCTGAAGGACCCCCTCGCCTGCTTCGTCGGCTTCGCCGGAGCAGCAGACCGCGGCAACCCTGGCATCGACGAAGGCTGGCCGCCCGAAGCGTCCGGCGACGTCACCGATGTCGAAGGCTTCGCGAACCTGTGGGAGCGCGACGACCTCCCGATCATCGCGCTCGACTCCCTCCCCGACGCCGGCATCGACCCGCCATCTGCGATCTCCATCGACGTCGAAGGCTCCGAACTTGAGGTGCTGCGAGGCGCCACCGGCTGCCTGCTACTTCATCGTCCACTCGTGTGGGTGTCGATCCACCCGACCTTCATGGCCGACCTGTACGACCAGCACCCCGACGAGATCTTCTCGCTCATGGCGCGCCACGGCTACCGCGGCCGGATGCTCGCCGACTTGCACGAATCACATTGGCTCTTCTGGCCCGAGGAGTACCCGCGGTGACCGAGGTTCTGGTTTCGTGGTTGTCGTATTGCGAGGACAACCCAGCCCGAGGGAGATGGGATCAAGCCTTCCTGGACCGGATGCTCGCCGGAGAGGAATGGCGGGTGCCGTCCGGCTTCCGGTTCAAGTCGGTCCCGTGGAACCCGGAGGACGGGCAGGGCCGCGTCATCGTGTTCCCGTGCGGCCACTACATCGAGCACGGCGAACGTCACACCGTCGCCTGGAAACTCCTGCGCGACCTGGAGAAGCTGCCTTGGGCGGTCTTGATCGCCACTTCCGACGAAGCCGACACGTTCGAGTGGAACAAGTTCGACCTCCCATCTCACGTCAAGCTGTGGGTGCAGTCGCCGCGGCCCGAGTCCACCTACCCGGAGGGGACGTTCTTCCATCCGGTCGGTTCCCCGACCTCTGCGCGCGTCTGGGGTGACCCGGGCGACAAGCCGACCGACGTGTTCTTCTCCGGCCAGGTCAACCACGAGCGCCGTGAGGACTGCGTCACCGAGCTGTTCAAGCTGAAGATGGAACGCCCCGACCTCCAGATCGAAGTGCTCCCCACTGAAGGCTTCACGCAGGGCCTTCCACCCGACCAGTATCGGGACCACATGCGCGCAGCGAAGATCGTCCCATGCCCGGCTGGGATCTGCTCACAGGACACGTTCCGCTTCTGGGAAGCCCTGGAGGCCGGAGCGATGCCGATCGCCGACTCCCTGCGCCCCGACGGGACCGGTGAAGGATTCTGGGACCTCTTCCGACGTGCTGGATTCGGATACGCCCCCGCGATCGCCGAGATCCACGACTGGTCGAATGTGGGATCCACGGCGGAGTGGATGCTGAATGACCCAACGCTCCCTGCCGACATGTCCGCCCAATGGCAGCAGTACAAGCGCTCGATCGCCTATCGGCTCGACGATGACCTGTGGGACGTCATGGTGACCCGTCCCGCCAGCGAGTTCGGTCCGGCAGATCAGATCACCGTCGTCATCGTCACCTCACCAACGCCGTCGCACCCTTCGACTACGATCATCGACGAGACGATCACGTCGATTCAGGAACGCCTCCCCGGCGCCGAGATCCACATCTTGGCCGACGGCGTCCGCAAGGAACAGCAAGACCGCGCCGCCGACTACTGGGAGTATGTAGCACGGTTGTGCTACAAGGTGAACGCCGACCCGACGATCGTCCCCTGGGCCCACGCCGAACACCTCCATCAGGCCGTCATGTTCCGCCACGCCCTGAACCGGATCAAGACCCCGTACGTCATGTTCGTCGAGCACGACACCCCGCTCGTCGGCGAGATCGACTTCGATCACGTCCTCGCCGTCATGGAACACGACGAGATCAACTCGATGCGGTTCCTCCACGAAACCCATGTCCCCATCGGATCGGAGGGCCTGTTCCTGGAGCGCAAAGGCACCGATGAACAGCCGTACCTGCGCACCATCCAGTGGTCCCAGCGTCCGCACGTCGCCCGAACCGACTGGTATCGGGACCTGATCGCTTCCTACTTCGGCTGGGAATCGCGCACGATGATCGAAGACGTGGCTCATGGGCTAGTCCAGAACAACCACACCGGGAACCGGACGGCGCTACGCAAGGGCTGGAACAAGTGGAAGCTGGCAGTCTGGGCGCCACCCGGCGACAGCATCAAGTTCTCCACCCACCTTGACGGCCGCGCCGGAGACAGAAAGTACCCGATGAAAATTTCTTACGACGCCGACCGCCCCGAAGGTGCCCCCGAGGAGGGATGGCGGGATGCGTAGCAGGAGAAGAAACCGATGATCGGATTCGCTATGTTCCGCAGATACGGCTCACTCGACGAGGTCTGGATCACCGTCGGCGAGGTGCAAGAAGTCTACGAGGGCGGGGGCGGGACGACGATCCGCCATCGCGGCGGGTCCTGCCAGGTCTCCGAAGACGTCGACACTGTTCTCAAACGCCTGTTGGAGACAGGCATCCAAATGGCGAAGTTCGAGGAGTCCCAATGAAGAAGGAATGCAAGAATCCGACCTGCACCCGATCCGCAACAGCGACGTACTGCTCGCGGCAATGCCAGATCGCGATGCGTAACGTGTCCGCTGGTCGTCAGATCCCGGACATGTGGGTGAGCATGGATATGTGGTGGGCGCTCACAGGGATGGCCGAGATCCACAACATGTCGGTCTCCGACTACTGCCTCAGCCAGATCGAGGTCGGGCTGTGAGCCTCGGGATCGTGGCGAGGTGTGACTCAAGGGGGATCGCGTACCAGTCCTGGGAGGCCGTCAACGCACTCCAGCCCGACAAGATCCTGCTGGTGCTGCTCAACGATCGCAAGTGGCCCGAAGACCCGGCCCGCTTCGGTCGCCACAACGTCACCTACGTCGACTCCAGTCTCGGGCATCGGATGCTGGACGAGAAGAAGGTCCGCAAGTTCCTGGACGGTCTTGACACCGTGTTCGCGATCGAAACACTCTACGACTGGGACATGGCCGACTGGGCCCGCGAAGCCGGCTGCCGCACGATCGTCCAAGGCAACCCCGAGTTCTACAACCACCACCGCCACCCCGAGCGCCCCCAGCCCGACGAATGGGTGTGGCCGACCGAATGGATGCGAAGCCACGATGATCTACCCGAAGGCGATCTACTCCCTGTTCCAGCCCCCGCCTGGCTGGACACCGACACTCCGCATCCGGAAGCGGAAGTCCTCCGGGTCCTCCACGTCGCCGGCCACCGAGCCCTCGGCGACCGCAACGGCACCGACCTGTTCTTCGAGTCCCTCGCCCTGATCGGCACCCGCGTCCATGTCACCGTCATCGGCCAGGACGGCCAGCTCCCGAACGTCAAGGTCGGACGCAACGTCACGATCGAAACGAACCCGAAGGGCGTCAAGGACCGCTGGGATCTCTACAAGAACCAGCATGTCGCCGTGCTTCCCCGTCGCTACGGCGGGCTTTGCCTCCCAGCGACCGAAGCGTGCGCGCGCGGTGTCGTGCCGATGATGCCTGATGTCTTGGAGAACAGCTTGTGGCCGATCCTCCCACTGCCCGCCCGTTCCGGTCGTCTCCAGCGGGTCCCGTTCGGTGTCGTGCCGACCTGGGCGATCCGGCCGAACGCGATCGCCCACGAGATCGACAAACTGAACCGGCATCGCGAACTCCTCGTCGAAGCCCAACGCAAAGCGCTCGACTGGGCCGACGACAACTCGTGGGAGTCATGGGAGCCCGCCTACCGGGGGGTCCTGGGATGAAGATCCATGCAGTCGGATCCTTGCCGCACTACCGCGATCACGTCGAAGCCACCTGGCAGCATCTCCCGGACGCCCTGAAAGGTGAGCAGTCGTGGGGCCGCGGGGCCTCTGCTCCCAGAAGTGCTGACCCCCGCGACCTTGTGATGGTTGCTGGGTATTACGACGTCGACCGGGCCCGCGGTCACAGCGTGGTCTATGTCGAGCACGGCGCCGGGCAGTCCTACTACTCGGAGAACGGCAAGCCGCACCCCGCCTACCACGGCTCGGAGCACCCGGACAACGTTGTCGTCTACCTGTCGCCGAATCAGAAGGTCGCCGACTCATGGGATCGCCCTGCCTACGCCGTCGGCGCGCCCGTCTGTGACCCGTACCCGTTGATCACCGACAACCAGAGGCCAGTCGTCGCCATCACCTTCCACTGGGACTGCACGCTGTTCCCGGAGACCCGTTCCGCGCTCGACCACTACCAGAAACATCTCGGCCGCCTCGTCCGGTTCTTGCGCGAGCAAGGGTTCGATGTCCTCGGACACCACCACCCCCGCGACCCGCGCCTGCCCATCATCTGGCGCAACCTCCAGGTTCGCCCGGCCACCGTCCACGAGGTTCGCCGGTCCGCCGACATCCTGGTCGTCGACAACAGCTCCCTCGCCTACGAGATGCTGTACCTCAACCGCTCCGTCGTCACCCTCAACGCCCCCTGGTATCGACGTGAGGTCGAACACGGCCTCCGCTTCTGGGAACACGTCCCCGGCCAAGCCGTAGATGAACCAGAAGAACTCTTCGATATCGACTGGCAGTCATTTGTCGCCACCCCCGGGATGCCGCCGATGTCAGCAGTCCCAGCGCTCGCCGCGTACGGCAACGCGATGTCTGACGGCGGCGACGGGATTCGCGCTGCGGCGAGCGTGACCGCGTTCGTTGCAGGGATGTAGTCTCCAAATATGACACTTCGCGCCGCCGCCGAACAGTTCGTCACTCTCGCTGACGTGCGGGCCGCACCGAGCTGTAGCTGCATCACAGATGATGACCCGTCAGACGCTGACGTCGGGCTACTGATCGACGCTGCCAGCGATGCACTCACGGTCCTGTCCGGTGGCGCCGTGTTCGGCCGCCAGACGGCGACGTTCTTCCCGTGCCGGGTCCTTCCAGACAGATGCGGATGCGGATGCGGGTGTGGGCTTGACGCGATCCCACTCGACGGCCACGATCCCGTCGTCACCGAAGTCAAGATCGACGGCGTCGCGCTGGACGCCGCCGACTACAACCTGCACTCCGGGCGCGACGGCCGCTGGCATCTCGTCCGCGAGGCCACCGACCTCCAACCGAACTCATGGCCGTCGTCTCAGTCGATGTGGCGCCCCGATACCGAAGACGACACGTTCTCGGTCACCTACACCTATGGTCAGCACCTCGACTGGATCACCGAACAGGCCGCCCTGGAGCTGGTCTGCGACTTCGCTGCCGAGAACGTCACCAAGACCAACCAGATCGCCCCGGGAGCCACCTCAGCAAACCTGGGAGGCGTCACGGTCGGGTTCGGCACCGGGTACACCCTCGCCGAGCGCCTGGAGCGCCTCCAGGCCGGCGACCTCGGCCCCGCGGTCACCAGGTTCATGTCGGTCTACGCACCCCACGGTCGTCGCCATTCCGAGGTGTGGGCTCCTGAACTTGAGCCGTGGAAGATGACCGTCAAGCAGTGAAGCGCTCACCGATGAAGCGGGGCAAGCCACTGGCCCGAACTCGGATGAACAAGAAGCCGCCGCCACAGGGGTTCCCCGAGGAAATCCGGGTGTTTGTTCGCCGTCGGTCAGGCGGCCGATGCGAGGTCGTCAGCTCGGCCTGCACCACCACCGCCCAGCATTTCCATCATCGCAAGCTGCGCCGGCACAAGGACCACACGTCGGTGAACTGCCTCTACGCCTGCACGGCGTGCCATACCTACATCCACGCCCATCCGACGATGTCGTATCTGATGGGCTGGCTGGTGCATTCGTGGGACGAGCCGAGCGAGATCCCGGTGAAACGAGGGGCCGGAGGCCCTTGACTATGGAGGCCCTCCGGGTGCGAGCATGACGTCCAAGAAGCGTCCCGACGCGAAAGGACCAACCCATGCCCAGCGCACTCCCAGCAGCCGTCAACATCGGCCAGTTCAATGCCTGCGTCGTCCGTGTGGCGAAGCTGGATACAGACTGCACGCCTCTCGGCGGCAACTCGTCTGGTTGGGTCACAGGTGGCCTTGTCACCATGACCGCCACCCCCGACATCGAGGAGGGCACCGTCTTCGAGCCGAAGACCGCGTGCGGCTCGATCGCCTACACCTACGAGGATGCCGACAAGATCAAGCGGTACAACCTCTCGGGTGAGTTCATCTTCTTCGACGTCGAGGGCATGGAGATCATGTTCGGCGGGTCGACAATCGTCGGTGCTGCTGGTGGCGACTACGCCGCCGACAACATCGGCTACGCCGCCCCCGACTACAACTCGGCCGCGACGAACGGCGTGTACCTCGAAGTCATCACCAAGGCTGTGGGCGAAGGCGCCGGCGACTGCGTGTCGTCCACTGGCGGGTTCCCGACCTACCACGGTCACATCTTCGGCAAGGTGAAGATGGTCCCCGGTGAGCGCACCTTCGAGAACGACGTCGCCCGCCTCGCCTTCACCGGCAAGGCCCGCTCGAACCCGGCCCTCTACAACGGCCCGTGGAACGACTACCCGGGCGCCGGGTACATCCCGACCGCCCCGTACCTCTACGTCGGCTACTCCGACGCCGAGTACGCTGCGATCCTCGCAGACATCGCCCCGGGTTACGCCGACCTTCCCGCTGGCAGCTAATCGCCCCGCACGGCGCATAACGAACCCGGCCGGTATCCGTCCCGGCCGGGTTCGTGCTGTCTGGAGGGACGCCCGAGGTCTAGGATCAGCTCATGGCTCTTCCCGCCGCCTCCTGCGCCGCCGACATTCCCTCCGACTACTGCTGCGACACGTTGGCGAACATCGCCAACCGGATCCGCACCGTCGCAATGGACGGCCTCACCTCGTGTATGGATCCGTCGTGCGCGGACCGCGAGTTCCGTTCGTTCGTGTCGATCGGCCCGAACATCCAGGACCCGCTCGGCGACTCTCTGATCGTTCACATGACCGACTTCGGTCCGACCCAGGGCTCCACCGACGGGCCGGGGAACCTGTTCAAGGTCGCCGTGCATCGCGGCGACTTCGAGGTGCGACTGCTTGACAACGGCTGGCCGATGATCCAGACGGAAGACATGACCGCGTCGATCATCGCCCCGGACTCCGACTACGTGCACGCGATCGCGATGCATTCGATGGGGCACGGCGAGAAGATGTACCGGGCTCTGGTCGACGCGATCCAGCGCAGCGAGATGTTCGTCGGCTCGGCGAACGGCCACATCGGCAAGGTCCAGATCTCGTCGCTGCGTCCGATCCAACCCACCTCGTTCATGGTCGGCTGGAACTGCACGGTCCGCGTGGAGACGCTCCTGCGATGATCGAAGTCCGCCTTGACGAACGCTCGATCGATCGTTTGGCGAAAGTGATCGCAGCGCGAGCTGAGGTCGAGGTGGACAAGGTTGCCCATGAAAGTGCGATCCTCGCAGCCCGCCTGATGGAGGAGACCTACCCACAGGTACTCCAGGATGCCGGGCTGGTCGCGAAACCGAAGGTCGGCAGGACCAAGCCGCGCGACATCGTCAAGCTGTCGGAGGCGATGGCGGGCTCGGTCGAGAAGACGCCCAGGGGGTATCGGGCGGTCCTCAAGATGAAGGACGGCCTCTCCGAAGAATCCAAGGCCAAGGTCAACACCCTGTTCATGAAGGGACGCTCTGTTCCGCACAGCATCCCCAAGGAGCCACCGAACTCCAAATGGATGACCGGCTGGGAGTATGAAGGGAAACAGGTGTTCACGAAAGAGGTTTGGCACCCGGGCAGCCGGGGCCACTTCTCGACGCTGCGTCTGGTCCGCGACCGGGTGTATCAGCGCATCCGGCGCGGCGCGGTGTAACATTCCCAGTCATGGTAACAACCTCACCTGCACGCACCAAGAAGACCGTCGCAAGATCCGATGACGACACCGACATCGAACTGGTCGGCGAGATCGACGACTCCGCCGAATCGTTCACGGCCCGGGTGTTCGACGAAGAAGAGTTCAGCTTCTCGACTGACATCAACGGCTTCTTGCTGCTCACCGCGACCCGTGGCGGTGACGAGTTCATCCGCCTGATGGACTCCCTGGTCCTCTACGACACCAAGGGAACGACCAGCAAGAAGATCTTGGAGGAGCGCCGCCTCGCCGAGCAGAAGCGTTTCCACGACGTCCTCGCCCGCCAATCCCACCTCACCGTCGAACGGCTCGCCAAGTTTGTCGGCGACCTGATGGAGATCGCGGGAAACGAGGACGGCGACAGCTCGTCCACCGACTGATCGGCTGGGCTGTCGCCGAAGGCCGCCTTGAAATCATCCGGGGCCGGCGCATCCGTCAGGGACTCCCCGGACTGAAAGGGTTGAGCCTTTCCGCGTTCTGTGATCTCGTGTGGTTGGAGCTGTGGGATGACTGCCCGGCGATGGGGGACCAGGCGAAGTATCGTGAGGCGATCAACACGATCTTCGTCGAGGGCCGCGAGGTAGGTTCCGTCGAGGTCGTCGGCCCAGACGGCAAGAAGCACACCATCCGCGCCCCGGGTTCGGCGCCGAGCATCGACACTCCGATTCCAGCGAACGCCATGAAAGCGCTCCAGGACATCAAAGCCCAGATCGCAGCAGCGCGCACCCCATCGGAGTAGTGTTCCTGAGCGATGGCTGATGATGCAACCGTAGGTATTAGGGCGGAGGCTGATGCCGCGTCCTTCACTAGCGCCGGACGGCAAGGCGCCAACGCGTACGACAAAGGATTCAGCCCGATCAAAGGGATGATCCAACGCTCTATCGACGCTGCGTCAGGATCTTTCGGAATCTTCGGCAAGGACATGAAGAACCTGAGCGCTGACGCCGGACAGCTCCGTGACGCAATGGCGGGGGTGGGCAACGCAGCCAAAAAGGCCGGTGCTGCTTTCGCTGACGTGCGAACCGAGAGTCTTGAGCGAGATCTCATTGCGCTGAAAGACCGCAGCGAAGCGTTCAAGGATGCACTCACTTCGACGGGAGCCCCGCCGAAGCTGTTCGCCGTGTACGAGGCCGAACTTGACAAACTGCTTCGGCTTCAGACCGAGTTCAACCGCGACTACGAGCGGCTTGTCAGCGACGACGCCGCTCTCGCTGGATGGAATGATCGGTTCAAGGCGGTCCGGGTCGCCCTGGAACGCGAGACGCAGGCAGTCAAGTCGGGGACAAAGTCGATCCGCGACCAACTGCGCGATAGCGCCGCTGGAGAGCGGGCCATCGTGCAAGCGGGAGCGAGAGAAAAGACGGCGATCGTCCGGGCGGAAAGCGTCAAGGAGAACGCCGTTCTCCAGCAGGCGACGACGATCCGCAATGCCGAGATCCGTACTCAGGCGCAAGTGGCGATCGAGTCCAGCCAACGCACAGCGCGGACGCGCATCGAGCTGCTCCGCTTCACGTTCCGCCAGATCCAGGTGATCGAACGCTCCATCGGTGCGATCTTCAAGGGAACGGCGGCCGTAGCGGCGGGAGCATTCGCGCGCGTCGAGAAGACCGTGTTCCGTCTCGCTGGGGTGTTCCGGCGCGGCAACAGCGACTACACCGCTGGCCTCTCGCCAGCGTTGAACAGGCGCGAGGGGATTATCAGGCGGTCGTTTCACCGTCAGGAGTCGGATGTACGATCTTCGGTAGCGCGGCAAAGCGTTACGATCCAGCGCTTCGAGGCGCAAGCGTCCACAGGCATCGCAGGAGCCCTGACCGGTCGCAGCAGCCTTGGCGCATTGTTCGGTGGCGGTCTCGCCCTTGGTGGCGGGTTCGCACTGTTCCGCAAGTTGAGCGACTCGCTCCAGGTCGGCGGAGACTTCGTCCAGGGGCTCGCAGTCCTCCAGGCGCAGCTCCAGCTCACCGCCGAAGAGATGGTCGGGGTTCGGCAACTGTCGATCGACCTCGGCAACGACATCACGCTGCCGGGTGTGTCCGCCCTCGACGCCGCCCAAGCGATCGCCGCCCTCACCAAGCAGTTCGGTGCGCTCGGCGAACAAGCCCTGCCTGCCGCTCAGTCCGCAGCCAAGGGCGTGTTGCAGCTCTCCAGGGCAACCGGAGCCTCCGCCGAAGACGCCGCAGCACTCGTCGGTTCCGCTACGAACGTGTTCGGCATCGGCGCTGACTCGGCAGTCGCCACCGCCGACAAGATCACCGCAGCGTTGACCCGTGCGGCCGGCGTCGGAGTCACCGAGTTCAAGGACTCGTTCACGCAGGCAGCGAACGTGTTCGCATTGTTCCAGAAGCCGGTGCTCGGCGCCGAGGGGGCGATTGTCGAGCTGAACACAGCCCTGGCGGTGCTCGCCAAGGGCGGGCTGACCGGATCGCAGGCCGGCACCGGCCTCAAGCAGTTCTTCATTCAGGCGGTGAAGGCAGACGATTCTGCGGTAGCGCTTCGCAAGAGCATCACCGAGGCGGCGGGGGAATCCGGGGACATCTTCTTCGATGCGAGTGGAAGCGCTCGGGCGTTCACCGACTCGATCGACATTCTCCGTCGCGGTCTGTCCGATGTGACCGATGCTGAACGCACGCGATCGCTGATCAAGCTGTTCGGTGCCCGTGCCACCACGGTCGCGAACATCCTGATCAACGAAGAGGCCCAATCCTTCGACGACCTTCGCGAAGCCCAGTTGCGCGAAGGCGCCGCTGCCGATATTGCCGCAGCACAGAACGTTGGCCTCCGGGGCGCGCTCGACGCGTTGGGTTCGGTGATCGAAACCCAGCAGATCAAGACGTACGAGAGATGGCAGGGCGTCGCAGCGAAGGTCGTCCTGAAGCTGGCCGATCTGTTCCAGGCGTTCTTCGATGGTGTGGGGATCATGGCGAAGGTTCGCACAGCGATCACCGGAGTCACCATCGCCCTCGGCGCCCTGCTGCTCCTCAAGGGTTCGTTCGAGGTGTTCAAGTTCTTGAGCATTGGCCTGTCCGGGCTGATCAGTCCGCTCGGTCTGGTCGTTGCGGGGACGGCAGCGCTCGGTGGAGTGATCGCTCTCCTACTGAAGTCGTCGCCCGATTTCCGCACGGCCATCGGCGATATCGGCAACTCCCTGAATGACGTTGTCGTCCCGATCATCGGGATCGCTGGGGATCTGTTCGCCAAGTTCGCGACCCTGCTCAACGAGAAGGTACTTCCAGCAATCGTGGACTTCTCGGTTGCCTTGGCGGGCGATCTCCGCCAGCAGGTCCAACGCTTCACCCAGTTCCTGCAAGACAAAGCAGTTCCGGCGCTGATCAAGTTCAAGGACGCGTTCGTCGAGATCGCCGGGCCGATCATCCGCGACGTATTCGACTTCATCAAGAGCATTGTGAACCCGGTTATCAGCCGGCTCGGCCAACTCATCGAAGTCGTCGTCATCCCGGCGTTCACCAGGTTCGCAGGCGTCCTGGGCGACAAGGTCGACCCAGCGCTTCAGAAGGTTCGGGATTTCGCCAGCACACTTCGCTCAGAGATCGGCCCGCTGATCCAACCGGCAACCGACGCGTTCCGCCAGCTCGGCGACGCGATCGGCGCGATTGCCGGCCAGGCCGCTTCGGGTGGCGTGAAGGGCAGCAACGCTCCGATCGTCGACTTCTCTGGCCTGATCCCAGCGTTCCAGGCGGTCATTGTCGGGATCGCTAAGTCGTTCGCGAACATCGCCGAACGGATCATCGAAGTGCTCGGCCCACAGCTTCTCCGCGTGGTCGGGTTCATCACCGGGTTCTTCACCGAAGACCGCCTGATCGGGATCGTCTCCGCGTTCGGTCGGATCGCGAAAGCGATCGGCAAGGCGCTCGGCACGATCGTGTCCAGCCCCGAGTTCCTTGGCGTCATCGCGGCCGTTGTCGCTGCTGCTGGCTACCTGGCGATCTCGTTCCTGGAAGGCTTCGGTCGCGGTCTGGCGGTCGGCCTGCCCCGTACGTTCGAGGCGCTCAAAGGCGAGATCGGGCCGCTGTTCGGCAAGCTGCTGAAAGGGGTGTTCGATCCGAAGCTGATCGCCAAAGCAATCATCGGCGGTTTCCTCATTGTTGGGCTGGCATCATCGCTCGTGAAGACGATGCAGCGTCCGGTGGACACAGCCGGGAAGAAGATTGGCGACGGTTTCGTCAAATCGTTCGCGAAGCAAATCAAGTACGGCGTCGGGGCGGGGACATCGCGCAACCCGTTCGCGTCGGGCTTCAGGGCGGGGGATCTGCAAACTCTGGAGCGGCAGGCAGCGCAGGGTGCAGAAGCGCAACTGCGGGGCATTGAGAAAGCGAACGGAAGGGCGGCGGCCCGACTCAAGAATCTTGGCGTAGCTCCCAGGCTCAGCCAGGACGCAAATCTTCCTCCGGGGTTCTTCCGCAGCACCACCAAGCAACTTGATGACCTCACTGCTCACGTAGGTGGTGCCTCGAAGCTGCTGGGTGTCGAACTTCGCTCGGCCATCAGGAACATTCGCGGCGGGTTCGGAGAGATCAGTAGAGGTATCGGAACGACATTTAAGTCGACGACTCAAGAGATGACCAACTACGGCGGTCGCGTGATCCAGGGTGGGCTGAAGCAGATCGGCGACGGTTTCAAGGCTGGTTTCATCGCCATGAGGGCGAACCTCAAAGGAACTGCGGTGGGGGTCGGGCAGGCCCTTGGTGGGGCGCTTCTCGGCGGCTTGGGCGCAGTCATGTCCGGTCAGCAGCTCGCCGAAGGAAACAAGCTGCTCGGCATTTCAGGCATCGTCGCGTCGGGACTCCTGACCCTCCAGGCGACCCAGAGCCCGGCAGCCGCCGCAGCGGTTGTGGGGCTCGGACTCGTGGCGGGTGCGTGGACGAAAGTCAAGAACGAGACGAAGGCAGCGAAGGAGGAGGCGCAACGACTGATCGACGTCTACAAGGGTGCGCTCGGAGGGAGCACCGGCCTTGAAGGGCAGGTAAGAGATCTCGGCACAGCCTTCATCACTGAGATCGGCCGGCTCCCAGCCGGGTCGCAAAACCTTCTCAGCAACATCAACGTCGATGATTTCGCGCGCGGCGTTCTGGACGGCTCATATGACATCCAGCAGGGTTTCGCGAGCATCCTGCGAGATGCCGGCTTCACAGAGAAGGCGATAAGCAACGTATTCGACGAGGACCTCATCAGGATCGACGCCGACACCGCGCTGGAGAGGTGGCTGGGCCGCCTGCGCGTAGCTGACAACAAGGACGTGATCAGGAAGAGACTTGGGATCGACGGCGAGGTGGATCTGGGCCAGCTTGACATTGCTGCCACCCTATTCGTCAACACGATCAACGGAATCCCGGAGGTCAAGACCGCCGTTGCCAACAGCCTCAAACTTCAGGCCAGCCAGGCGGGAACGTTCTTTGACTTCCCGATCCCGGCCGATGTTCTGGCGAATGCTTCCGGTCCCGGCAGCTTCGGGCCTCAGTTGGATGAGGTCGACGAGAAGCTCCTTAATGCCCAGTACGGCGCAGAAGATCTTCGGCAGGCGATCGACGACTTGAACCTCGCTCGCACCGAGGGGATCCAGTCGAAGATCACTGACCTGACAACCGAACTGGACGTCGCCAAATCCATTGCCGAGGACGCCCGGGGAGCACTCGACAACTTGCTGGGCGGCAACTACCGCGACTCGGTCCAGAGCGCCATCGACCAGGCGGTGACATCCATCCCGTCGATCGGTTCATCGCTGGCCGATGCGTTCAAGGTCGGCGGAGAATCTGGCGGCTCGTACGTCCGGCAAGCGTTGGAGCAGTTCAACCTTGGCGAGATCATCAAGAAGCAACTGCTGATTGATCCCGGGACCGATCTTGCCGCTTTCGTCGAGCCGATCCGCGTCGCCATCCGCGAAGCGAAACTTCCCAAGAACGTCAAGGCGCGCCTCCAGCAGGAGGTCACAGATCAGATCGGAACTGATGGGCTGGCGGCGACCGCCCAGATGATCCTTGATGCTGAGGCGGAAGTGTCCCGGCTCCAAGAGGAGATCGACAAGTACACGGTGGACCTTCACGCCAACGTGATCATCGACAGCAATCAGATCCGGCTCGCCTTGGCGGAAGCGGGCTTCGATGTTCGCAACTTCAACCCGGTCGAGGCCAGGAACGCCCAGTTCGACCCCGCACAGATCGCCGAAGGTCAGCGCCTCGCGAAACTCAACGCCGGACCCGAAGCCTCACCCACCACGCCTGCTGCTCCGCAGGGCAGCATCAACGAATACGTGTTCAACGTGGAGCAGACCATCATCGGGACGACCAACCCACTGGCAACTGCGGCCGAGACGGTCCGCAGTCTCGCCGCCGCCGCCTCGGGCAGCCTCCTGCGGTTGACTCCGGGCACTGGCGGGTCGGCCATAGCTGGTGGCAGATTCAACCCGAACGCCGGAAGTAGTGTGAACTGACGATGGGCGCCATCAACAACTTCGACTGCGAAGGCACCCTGACCATCGGGGGCATCTCGATGAACCGGGCCGCATGGGCGGTCCTCGGCGACAACACCGGCCAGGGCGGGCTCCTGCCGTTGTGGATCTACACCGAGCAGCGCGGCGAAGACAGGATCCTCCCGAACGCTGCCGGCGTGATCCCGTACCGTCGCCGCGAAGCACCCACCCGACACGACCTTCGACTCCTCATCACCGGAGACGTGGACCAGAACGGTGCAGCGGTCACCGATTCGCGCGCCGGGCTCGCGACGAACCTCACCTACCTCGAAACGAACGTCATCCAGCCAACCGCCGCGACCGACGGCACACGCGCCGCAACCCTCACCGTGTTCGGCGCAGCTTCCAGGTCAGCGAACATACATGTGCTCGGGCTGGTCCCGCAGGAGTATCATCTCAGCGAGACGTCGACCATCATGGTCGCCACCTTGCAGATCTCCATCCCAGCCGGACGCTTCGTATGACATACGCCAGAACAGTCACCGCCAACCTCTACGAAGAGGACGGGACCACGATCGTCGCCAACGCTCTCGACGAGGCGTTCGACATCAACTTCATGGACGAGCTGTCCGGCGTCGGCTTCGGCTCGGTCTCACTCGCGCTTGAAGACCCGGACGTCGGCGAGCTGACCGACGGCCGGTTCGTTCGGATCCTGATCGAGGGGACCGCTCGGTTCACGTTCAAGATCGAAGGGAACCCCGAATACCGCCAGATCCAGCAGGGCGAAGAGATCGCGCAGACGATCACCGCATCGGGGCGCGGGTGGGGTTGCGTGTTCGATGACATCCTCGTCTACCCCGAATACGACATGACGCTCCCGATCGACTCGTCGTGGCGGCTGTTCTCGTTCGCTTCACCGAACTTCCCGAACGCCTCTGGCTGGGCGGCAGCCACCCAGCAATACGAATACCAGGATGCGGTCACGGGTGGCGAAGACCGGGTCCAAGGCGTGTACGACACCGCCGCCCCTCCAGTGCTCACCGTGTACCCGGCGCCGATCGGGTTCCCGTGGCCGAACTCGCAGAACAACGGGAACGGCTCATCGCCAACCCCGACTTACGTGGGGACCTACTGGATCTGGCCGTCGGCTGCCGCCGAGACCGACATCGGCTACGCGTTCTTTCGGGACACGTTCACCCTCGCAACGGCGAGCGCGTTCCCGGTTACGTTCTCGGTCACCGCCGACAACCTATTCACCCTGTTCTTGGAGGGCGTCCCGATCCTCGGGGAAGACGCCGACACGTGGATGTGGCAGGGCTACAAAGAGGTCACCATCCTGCTGCCGGCTGGTACCTACCAGGTTGCTGCGGTCGTCGAGAACACCGGCATCACTGATGGGCTCGCCAATCCAGGCGGCTTCATCTACGCTGCCTACGTCAACGACACCAACGCGATCCCAACAGCGATCGCCCACGTCACCGACTCGAACTGGGAAACCGAGTTCGATGCAAGCGTCTGGCCTGGGTGGACCCCCGGTCAGATCATCACCCAGTTCACCGACGAAGCCATTGCCCGGGGTGGACTCGCCGGATACACCTACCTGGACACCTACGGCGCTGCGATCGACACCGACGGCAACGACTGGGATTCACTTGACACCGCAACATCTTCGATCTACATCCCGTCCTTCGCGATCCGCGTCGGCGCGACCGGTATCGACCTCCTCAACCAGTTGAACCAGGAGGGTTGGATCGACTGGCATTTCAAGCCGGGCGCCCTCACCTTGGACGTGTGGGCGGGCGGCCAGGTCGGCTCCACTCCCGGCGTGTCGTTCGTCGAGGGGACGAACATCGGCAGTCTGGAGCGCGGCAGTACGAAGCCGTACGCGAACGTGCTGCTGGTCCAGTGGGCCGACTCGATGATCGAGGTGGTCGACTCGTCTGCCGTCACGGCATACGGGACGCGAGTCGAAGACGTGTACTCGACAGATGCCGACACCGAAGACGACGCGACGCGACTCGGCCGGATCGAACTCGCCCGCCGTGTGGTCGACGCGAAGGCTGCGGTTGTGATGGTCGTCGAGCCGGTCTCCACAGCGGACTGCCCATACGAGGCGTTCGGCATCGGCGACTACGTGACGATCCCAAACACGACAGGCGGGACCGAGTCGGTGCAGGTGCTGTCGATCTCGGTCCGCCAGGATGACCAAGGGTTCGCCGAGTGGACGTTGGAGCTGAACAAGCGCTGGCGCGTCCCCGAGCGCGAACAGTCGGACCTGTTGCGTTCGATCGGCGGCAAGACGCAAGGATCGGTCGCCGACAGAGGCGTGGTCGAGTGATGGCCCGCGCCCGTCCGAGCTACCTCCGTCCGCATCAGCCGATCTTTCGCCAGCGGATCATTCACGGCGCGGTCGAAGTCGGCCGCACCCCTGGGCTCATCCCGGGGCCAAACCCGTTCATTCTTGGGATCGCTTCGTCTGCGGACCTGAATGGCGCCTTGTCGGTCGACGCGTATGGGACCAGCTATGTGGCTGTGGCCGCCTCCAGCGCGGATCGGCTGGTCATGATGGATGTGAGCGACCCCTCCACCCCCACCGTTGCGGGCAGCGTCACCGACACCGTCCTGAACGGGGCGACCGGCGTGGCTGTAACTGGCGATTATGCGATTGTCGGATCACAATCCGCCAGCGGATACGTCGCCGTGGTGGACATCTCGACTCCGGCGTCGCCGTCGGTTGTCGGGTCGGTTACCGGTGGTCTCGTTTCGGGTGCTCAGTTTGTCACCGTGTCAGGCAACCACGCGTACGTGTCCTGTTACGACTTTGACCGGATTGCCGTGGTTGACATTTCGACGCCAGCGTCGCCGGCGATCGTCGGGTCGGTCACCGACGGCACGAACCTCAATGGCCCGTATCGTTCCGTCGTGTCGGGCAGCTATCTCTATGTGGCCTGCGATCTGAGTAACGCTCTAACCGTGGTTGACATTTCGACTCCGGCGTCGCCGTCGGTTGTCGGGTCGGTGTCGGACGCGACGTATCTTGCTGGCGCCCTGTCTGTGGCCGTGAGTGGCAGCTACGCGTATGTCGGCGGCTATGCCGACTACTTCGTCGTGGTGGACATCTCGACTCCGGCGTCGCCAGCGATCGTCACGCAAATCCTTGATAGTTCGCTTCTTGGGAACCTGGCCGATATCAAGATCGTCGGGTCGTATGCCCATGCGGTCACCTACGGCACGTTTGCGTTGTCGACCTATGTGGTGGTGGACATCTCGACTCCGGCGTCGCCGGCGATCTACGATTACGTGACCGACACGACCGACTTCACGGATCCGCACGGGCTTGTGATTATCGACAACCACGCCTACGTCGCCCGGGACAACAACACGACCCAGAATTTCGCCGTTGTTGAGTTCTAGGCGTCAGCTCTGTTGACGTGGCGTGCCTCGCCTGAGCCGACCAGGGGTAGCACCCCGTAGATGGCGACGGCGATGATCTCGTAACATGCTGATATGAGGGAAGAGAGAAGGGCGCGCCTGAGCGGACTTGTTGACAGGTTCTTCACACCGCTCCTCGTACTCGCCGTCGGCATCTTCTCAACACTGGCGATCTCCAGTGCGATCCGTGACGGGCAGCCAGACGGCGCCCTAGTCTCATACTCGATTCAGGAAGTCGAACGAGTCACCCCTGAGTCCGGGGAAATCTACGTGCCGCTCCTTGACGGCTACCAGCAGCCAGCGATCTGCATCGGCGACACCGTGCCGACGCGCGGCACGGTCACCAACTCGACGGACCACCCACTGGAAATAGCCGGATCTCTCGTGTGGGAGCACATCCCTCCCGGCCCGCGGGTTCAGGTGATAGCGGATGTCCCTGCGGTCCAGCCGCCTGGAACGAGATCAGTGTTCTACGAGAACACTATTCCACCCTCGGTGGTGGAGATGACGCTGGCAGAAGGCGAAGCGTCGCTGTGGCGAATCACAGGGCTGGTCGAGGTATTCGAGCCTCGCGCCCTGCCAGCCGCCTGGACCACCGCTCAGTTCTGGGTGGTCGACTGTTGAGCATCAGGAAAGCCGTGGACGACACGCTGAACGGCGACATCAGACCCGAGGCCGGGACTGAGCCCGCCGTGAGAGCCCTGGT